CAACGTCAAGAAGGAGCTGGTCCGTATGGTTTTAGCCTGACCTGGGATCAATTAACTCCCAGGCAAATAGCGATCGCCGGGGCACTTGGTATTAGCCGCCGTTAAAAGCGTTAATACTTTAAGCCGAGCGATCAACCTACCCTGATTCCTTTAAGAAAGGTCGGTCCCTTGGAAAAGGATGGATCGGACAGGGTTAAACTCCGCATAACTTTGGAGGTCAACCACTTATGTTTACCGACCCACAATCGGTCACCGTCAATGCTGTCGCTCAATCGATGCCTCGAATTTCTTCGAGCGGATTGAAAACGATCTACCAGAAGTCCGATGGAAATTGGACTTTTACCATCAGCCATCAGCCCAGTAAAGGGCGGATTCGGTCGATGGTTCGGATAGATCAGCGAGCCGTCGTCGCAGATCCGTTGACTGCTGTCAACGATTATGAGACGCTGAGCTTTTACGTTGTTATCGATCGCCCAGAATATGGGTTCTCGATGGTACAATGTGAACAGCTTATAGCCGGTTTTAAAACCTGGCTTGACAACACTGCAGTTGACAAGTTGTACGGTCAGGAATCCTAGGAATGAAAGTTCCTGGGGTCCCATATGACCTACAACCTTCATCTAACATCACAGAAAGGAGAGAAAGCCTTATGGCTACCAATCCAAAACCTCCGGCAAAGCCAAAGAAGCCTAGCTGGCGGGATACGTTACTCCAAATTTTAGGGGTATCACTACCCGTAATTTTGGGGGCAGTTCTTCGTAGCGAACCTGATGAAGGTCCCGCCGCGATTTTCGTGCAATCTGAAGATGGGGTTGGAAATGTTTCAATTTCCGCCTATCCACAGAATAACGTTCCTGGGAAGTAGTTGATGTCTACTGCGTTTTAAAGTGTGTGGTGCCGAATGAATTCCGGTGCCATGCTAATGGCATCGGAAGGGTAGACGTACGTCGGTTCAAAGTTCACCTCTAGATATGGAGGCAACTTGGAAGAGGACGTAAGTGACTATCTGGAGTTGGTACAGGAAATCTATTTAGACTCCTGTGCCAAGTGTACCGCTGATGTCTCTGATTTACGTGATCTTGAAACTATAAGATCACGGGTCAAAGATGAAGGTGTCTCGTTTTTAACGATCACACTTCCCCGCTTTTGTCAAGACTTTGAACAAGCCTTGGCCCGCGGATTTGTTGACGCAACACTTTTCTCTCGCTTTAAGCGAGTGAGAGGTGCAGTCATGCCTGCATTTTTACAGGGGATGACTCGTCAGATCTTTGACTTTGAGACTGGAAAGGTGTTAATCGATGAAAGTTCCCCTAACAAAATTAGAGGAGTATCAAGCGATATTCCTACTGTTGTTGAATCTGTACGGCAGCTTTGCCTTACATTCAAAAAGTTGGAATTGGACTGTACCCCGCAAAGGGTACAGGCCGCGCTTGATTCATTCGTCGAAATCGAGCAGTCCCTTAATGAGTTTTCTGCACCGAGAGAAGAACGTCAAGATTTTCTCGACGTTTCTTCTGTGCTCTGGGATACTTTGGTTGCTGATTTTTCAGTTACCGACTGTATTCCCAAGCATGGTCCCGGAGCCACTGCGGAACGAATATCCGGTAATCGGAAATTCGTATGGCAGCGTTGGCATGATCGTCTCGAGCCTTATTTCCCTATTGTTGATAACGGGTACCCTTTGGGTATTCCGGTCAACTCTAAGGAACTCGAAATGGTATCGATCATTCCAGAAACGGATGAGCAACCCGTAAGGATTGTCACCGTTCCGAAAACTCTTAAGAGTCCCCGTATCATCGCTATTGAGCCGTGTTGCATGCAATATGTGCAGCAGGGTATTCGAGATTTCCTTTATCGGAAACTCGAAACTTACTGGTTGACGTCTGGTCACGTTAATTTTCGCGACCAGGAAATCAATCAGAGGCTTGCGGTGATTGGTTCGAAGACAGGTCGGTTAGCAACGATCGATCTTTCCGATGCTAGTGACCGAGTTCCTCGTTCACTTGCCTTGGCAATGTTCAGTGGTAATCCTGATTTACAGGAATCCATTGACGCATGTCGTTCGACAAGTGCGCAGCTTCCGAGTGGCCTAGTGATAGGTCCACTAAAGAAGTTTGCGTCCATGGGTAGTGCTCTCTGTTTCCCAGTTGAAGCAATGTACTTCTACACAGTATGTGTAGTTGCTTTACTGAGAGCCAGAAACCTTTCCACAATCGCTAGTAACATCTTTAAGGTTACTAGAGGGTTGTACGTTTATGGAGACGATATAATCGTCCCCACAGCGTATGCGGATATTGTTCTCGAATACCTACAAAAGTACAATTGTAAGGTAAACACCAATAAGACTTTCGTGAGCGGAAGCTTCCGAGAGTCATGTGGTGTCGACGCGTATGACGGGTATCAGGTAACACCTGTATACATCCGACAAAAGCGTCCTGAGAACAAGCGACAAGCTTCACAAATTATCTCATGGATAGCTACTGCCAATCTCTTCTATTTGAAGGGATATTGGAGAACTACCCAGTTCATGTTTAATAAACTTGAACGGGTCGTAGGGAATCTTCCTTACGTTTCCGAGACTAGTGAAGGCTTGGGCCGTATCTCGTTCTTGGGTTATCGTTCCGTCGAAAGGTGGAACGCTAATCTCCAACGCTTTGAAATAAGGGCGTTGGTTCCAAGCCCAGTTTACCGTACTGATAAACTGGAGGGATACGGTGCTCTCACGAAGTGCTTTCTCGCTAGTTCCGGGGAGCGGGAGGTACCAGGACCTAATCGGCTCTGGTCACTCAGCTATAACCCGGACTATCAGGAACGCTCTCAGTTTGAGCGATCTGCACTGCACGGCGCAGTTGCACTACAACGCCGTTGGGTGGCCCCCTCATAGGGGGCTGGGCCGTAAGGCCGGGGGGCAGGTTGTAACCCCCGCGAAAGCGGGATTGGTTACGCAGTGCATCTGCCCTAC